CAAAGGTTAAATTAGATGTCAAATTTAATTGAAGAACTTTAATTTCTTTCATTGCATCATAATTCAATTCTTGAATACCTCTCTTTGCATAAAATATAGCCTTGTTTCTGTCTAAATTATTTATCAATTCTAAATCACCCGCATACATTAACATAAAGTTATTTACTATATCTTGTAATGACACATATTGGTATGAACCCCAGTTGGAATCAGTAGGAGTAGTGCCATTATTTTCGTAATATGTATATTGTGTTATATATGCCATCTTATGTTTGTATTTGGTTGTCTTGTACTATTTCTTGTTGTCCAAAATTATACACATCTTTTTCTCTTATTTCGATGCCTACATATTGACAAATCTTTGCTACTAATCCAGGTTCATCAGATAGGGGTAATTCAAAATTTTGATAATCCACTGCGGAGTCATCAAATAATGGCTCACCTCCTGGTAAAGTTACATACGTCCAGTTAGGAGATAAAGGGTATCTAATATATTGTGTTTTAACTGCACCTTTTTGTCTAATAGTGCTTGGATAAACTGTTACTGTATTTCCTGTAAACGATGTATTTCCTGCTTGTATATTAGAACTTGCTCCTCCTAATACATATGCTGGAAATTGAGTAGTAGGGGCGGTTAAATTAGAACTGGTTAATAAATAAATTTTATGTTGTTTTACTCTTTCTACTTCAGTTATGTTTACATTATCATATATTACATAATTTTCACCAGTAGTTATAATATCTTCACTTAAACTTAAAGTTGTTGCATCATCGACCGCAGTAACATATGCTTGAGAAATTGGAGCTGATGTAGTATTTACTACTATGCTTCCAACTGCTGGAGAAATTAAAAATTCTGCACTACCTGTAAGAGGTACAAAACCCCCTGCGGAATCAATTAATTTGTATCCTTGAGCAGCGGTAGTTGTCCCTGCATATAAAGAGGTAGGATAATAAAAAAGTTTATTTATAATATAATAATCGGCAGGAAGATTATAAAGATTAGCATTATTTAAATTAGCTACTGTTTGGTCTAAGAAGATTTCAGCCGAAAACATATCTATCACCTCTTCTAATCCTTTTAAAAGGTCAGCATATCCTTGATTAGATGCACTTACTTTTTGTTTATTAACATAGTTATTGTATTGATAGAAATAATCTTCAAATAAATCCATCTGTGCTTGTTGACAATATAAATTAAAATCTTGAGGAGATATATAGCCATAATTGTTTTTATTAGCTATGGCTAATACTGTATTTCTTATATCATTTATCATAGTGAAATCTCTTTACACAAAGATACTAAAAAAAAAAGAGGCTTAATTTTTTAAACCTCTTTCAATTTTAAGTGTAATATGATGATTATGCTGTAGCTATATCAAGTACATAACTTGAAGGTACTGCCCATTGATACTTAGCTTCTGGCCACGCCAGTATTAATGAAGATTCAACAACATCTTCAAAGCCATCTCTCATTTCTTCATTTCCTGCAGCAACCGCAGCATGAGTTATTCTGACTTTTATACCAGAAACTCCACTATATTGTATATCTACACCACTATTAATAGCATCTCCTTCACTTTCTACAAGAACTACACCATCGGTAGCAACTAATTGATTAGAAGAAGAAGAAATGTCATAAATAACATAAGTTTTCGCAGTATTTAAACCAGTGCCTAAAGTAGCACCGATAGCGGTTAAAGATAATATTGTAGCACTGTCAATAGCAGCAACAGTATACATTCTATTGTCAGCAGTATCCCATACTACATCTCCAACTACTGTACCATCAGTATCAAAAGCTGCAGATGAATCACGCAGTTTATCGTTACCGACTTCACTTGCTCCATCTGTTGTTCCACTTGCGACTGTGTTTTGAACAGGGATACTTGCATATTTTTGCATTGCACTATTCATACTTATGCTATAGCAATTCCGCTTACCGCAGAACTTGGGTTATAATCATAAGAGACTGCTGTCCAGCCTGTCGCAAGGGCATCAAGGATAACATTTTGTACTTCATCTCTCATGGTTTCATATCCTGCTCCTAAAGCAGCATGAGTAAGAGTAACAACTTTACCTGAGCCATAAGCTAAAGTTACAGTTGTAGTAGAAGCTTGTTCTACTAATTTTACGTTAGTTACAGATACGATTTGTTTTTGTTCGCCTGTAACTGGGATTTTTAAATATTTTTCCATAATAATAATAAGATTTTGGGTTAAACAATACCACAAAGATACAAAAAAAATTAATTATTTTGTAAGCGTTTTAAGAGGAGCTTATAGAGTTCTACACCTTCATCACTTTGAAAATGTGATGCCACAATAAAATATGGATCTTCACCATAAGGAACTGTTAAAAGCTTCTTTTTGTTTTTAGGTAAATTAAAATAAACATCTTTTTGACCATTTTTAAAAGCTAAAAGGTTGTTTTCAAAAAATCTAAATACTGTGTCTTGCAAATCTAACATAGGATCATTAAGGGTATCCATAAAATCTTCTGGATGTTCTTTAGCATAAAGCATAATGTCTCTTTTAATTTCTACCGAACTTAATTTGTCAGTTTGACTTCCTAAAAGAACTCTTGCTACCGCGATTCTTTTATCATGTGATAATTCACGAGCTAAAACTTGAGCTTCTAAACCTGCTTCTACCACTTCTAAATGATCAATTGCATCTTTTTCTTTATTTAACTCCTCAAAAACCATATTTTTTTGTGGATGATAATGTAAAAATTGTTGAAGTACTTGATTGTTTTTAGGAACAAATAATACACCATCCTCAAAAACTATTGGTTCTAATATTGCACTTCCATCTTGCTCATCTTCAAATGGGCTTTTTTGATTTCTTGCATATCTTAAAGGTTTATTAATTCCTTCTTTTTCATCAAAATATAATAAGGGGTGTCGAGAAGAATTTCTTGATGCTAACATATATGATAATGGAGCACTAAGTTTCGTTAATTTGTAGAATTTATCTACTAAAGGCTCTCTTTTTTGGGTGACCTTTTTAATAAGGGTTGTTTCTTTTTTCATTATAATTAAATTTAATTTGAGTTAAAAAATAAAAAAAAGGGGAGGAAACAACCTCCCCTAATTTTAATAATTGTTATGCATCTTGAAATAAGAAGAAGTTGTTTGCACCTAAAGTACATACACATCTTTCACTCAAGAAGTTCACTTCCATTGCATCCAGATCAGAAGTTCTTGCACCACCAGCTGAGCCAGTTATCCAAGTTTTATAACGTCTGTCTTCAGTTTCAGAAGCTCTATATCTAACATGTAAGAATGGTCTTTTCGCATTCTTTCCTAATACTTGATCGTATACTGTAGTTGAACCAGCTGGAACTAAAAGTCCATTAACTGCTCCACCAACAATACCACCTCTCATAGTAGGATCATTAAGATATTTCCAATCAGACTTATAGAAGTCATAACCTCTTCTAAATCCTGTAAATCCAAGATTTAAGGCCATTTCCTCATCATTATCAAATAAACCATATGATGTGCCACCCGCTCCATAAGAGTTTTGTGACGCTAACATATCATCTATATCAAATGAGAAGTTTCTATCAACGAAAATAACATTTTCTTCAATAGATCCTTGTTTGTCAAGTCTTGAAATAATGTTGTCAAACTGAGAAAGAGTTTGTGGATTACCTCCACCAAACACATTACCTCTATTTTCAACAACATAGAAAATTCCGTCAGAACCATTTAGATCTGCTAAAGATGCTGCTGCGGCTACTCCTTGGAAGAATCCACCTGCACCTGAAGCTACATCCGCTGGGACTGCTTCAATCATTGCTGTTTCTAAATAATCTTCAAATCTTAGCCTTGTTTCATGCTCAGATTTTAGATACCATAAATAGCCAGTTGCTCCATTTTCAGTTGTAACTTCTACCCATCCGATTTGAGCCATATCAGAACCAGAGACAGAATATTTGTCTTTGATAATAATTGGTTTGTTATCGAAGAAGAAGTCATCAGCATCATTTGAGCCAACCATTCCAAGAACACCTTTGTTAAATTCAGAACCATAAATGAATATATCACAAGCTACTGCTGCTGCCATAGTTTGACCTCCATTCTCATAGTAATCTACTACTATTTGGTTTGGAGCTGCTGTGGAAGGAGCTGTGCTAATAACAGCTTTATTAGTTAAAACTGATCCTGGAGTTCTATCCGAGATCATAATTGTTTGTCCTACTCTAAGAGCCGCTAAATTTGGTGTCGCTGGGATTGTAATCGCAGGATTAAAGTTAGTTAGGTTATTAGGTATAGTCCAAGTAGCTTGATCTGCTGCTGCTGCTGCACCAGAGGTA